AAATTGTAAACGGCACATAGTCCCTTGGCGAGAATAGGTAGCCATTGCTACAGAAATCCCTGTCCAAAGAAGAGATCCATCTGCTGAAATCGTCGGTGTCCAAGTAGTCCACGGCTCAGCTTCAGATCCCTGTGGTTGTTTCGTAACTATAAACCCTCTGTAAGGACGGTCTAATTTATGTTCAACCAGGTTAGGACCATAAACTAAATCAACGCCTTCAAGCAAAGTACCATCTAAGACTGGGTTAGTAATGAAGGGTTGAAATGTCTCGCGTACGTTATCTTGCACGCCTTGCAAGCTTGGGACTTTAGGATCGTTGATCTTTTTAAAATTAGAGATCATCAATAAAACCTAAATTCTGTTCCTTGCTCAAATTCAATTCGTCTGGTGTCTGCAATCCTGGGTGAGAACGCCGCATCACGATTACCAGCAGCTTCTTCAATTCGTTTAATCAAATAAGCTTTGCGATTAGTTAGCGCAGCAGTGTTCGACTCTTCCTTCTCAAGACATTTGATCGCCGCATCGACGATTACATACTCTTCCCAGCCAGAATATCCGTTAAATGTATCGGCATCTAAAACTAAATAAGTGGGAAGTGGTGCATACCATAAGCGAATGTTTTCGGAGCTAGTAGGCATTGGAACAAATCTAATGTCATTGCCTTGCACTTTGTATCTTAAATACGCCGCACCAAAAACACCTCGATAGAGCGCTGTTGTGTATTGATTTCGCTCCGAGAACTCAAATCGTTTGAGAGTTGAATACTCTCCATTTTGAAGCTGAAGATCGACCCCGATCAGCTTATAAAAATCAGCAGGTAAATTGTAAGTGTCTGTGTTCGGAATAAGCGCAAAGCTTGTATTGCTCAAAAAGTAGTCGTTACCAAACTTCTGAACTAATAAATCGTAGAGTTCAGCGATAGAGGTGTTGATAAAACCAGTTAGCTCATCGTTTGCAATGTATTGTGAATTTTGCATGTCCGCTCTTTGTCGGACTTGGGTTTTTAGTTGTGCGAGCGTTAGTGTAGCCATACATCCCCAAAAAAAATCGGGGGGCGTGACCCCCCCGTTGCCGTTTAGCTTTCGCCCTCTTCTTCGCCTTCTTCTTCCGTCTCTTCTGAGTCTTCACGACACATGGAGACGAAATTCTTGAGATACTCGGCAAACTTTTCTACATCTTCAGCCGCAATGGCTTTCATGATGAGCTTTGCCTGAGACATCATAGCTTCTTTGTAAGCATCCGCTTCTTCTGGCTCTTCCTTAGGCTTCATTTCAATAGGCTTTGGTTCTTTCATTTTGGAAAGAACTTCCATTGCTACTGAAGACTTTGGAGCGTCCATTTTCTTCGAGCTTACAATTATCGCCGCAAGTTTTTTAGGGCCACCCATGAGCATCATGGTTCACCTCTTTCTTACGGATTAATTGTAGAGTTCTTAAATACCATTGTTATGTAAAGCGTGGTTGCTTCTGTTGTAACATCTGTTGGTGTTGCACCCGTCAGCAATCGGAAATCGATTTGCTTTGAAGCAAGAGTTACAGCGTTGATTTGAGGATTCAAATCCTGAGCTGTAGCCTTTGCTACGACAATGTGACACGCCAACAATTCAGGCCAAGCATCTTCCAAAGTGATTCTGAATGCTCCCGTTCCAGTACGAGCAACTGAGGCACCAAGGATGGCGTTTGCTGTAACACCTCCAGTACCTGTAGCCACTGTCACAGAACCAGCAAGCACGCTCACTTTGTAATCTAGCCCTTGAATGTTTTTCATGTTTCGATCTGCCATTTAATTTTCTCCTTGAAAAACCTAAGGGGCCGAAGCCCCTCTAGGTCATTATCTATTAGCTAGCTAGAGCAATTCGCGCATTGTAACCAGGTGCCGAGCATCCTAGCTGTGCATAGTATCCTACGCGCACTTCAACTGCATCTGAGCTTGCTTCTCTGAGCATTTTGTTTCCGTCGGAATCCAAAATACGAGGCGCATCGCCCAAGGAGTACAGACCCCAAGCGTCCATTTGAACAAAGTAAGCAACTGCCGCAGGACAGTTTTGATCACCAATACAAATGACAGGCTTTTTGTTTCCATCGATCATGACGCCTTTGAACGAAAGTTTAGCTTCGTAGCCAGCATCAACATCAACATACTGAACTTTAGAACCCAAAGCTTTTTTCAAGTTTGAAAGGTTCGCAAAGCTCATGAAGCAGTAGTCAGGGCTTCCGCCTTCTCTTTCAAGAAGTGAGAGACCATCGACAAGAGCTTCTTCGATAGGTTGCGAAGAACCATCGTAACGAACGCCACCCAAACGAGTGCTGTCCGCAGTTCGGTCAACGCCAAAGAATGAAGTTGCAGTTACGGATGAAGGTAACCAAGCATCCAAGCCTTTTACTTTTGCATTCAAGTCACCTTGAACGAAAATGTAGTCAGCAGCGGTCAACCCCGTAATGGTGTTCAAGTTAGCGCCAACTGTCATCGATCCCGCAGAACGGTTGATTGCAGTAACAGTCAAAGGACCACCTGCTCGGGTTGCAGACAAGTCACCGGTGAAGTTGATTTTCATTCCAACTTCAAAGTTAACAACATCTTGTGCAGTAGCGAGTGTCAAAGTAGTACCAGTAACGGTGGCGTTAATACGGCCAATCGCACCAGTTCCATCTCGATAAAGAGCAGTTGCCAAAGATCGAGTAGCAGCTTGAATAGCGCCATCAACTTCTACAGTAACGGCTTTCATGAAAGCGCCACGATCGTTTTGCGAAGCTTCCAGGGTCTCGTTATCAATCGAAGCCAAAGAATAATCTTTGTTTCTAGTAATGGTGAATCCACTGAGTTTTGATTCGTTTTTGTTTGCTTGAGCAGTTGCAAAAGCAGCCGATCGACCTGTGGGGTTACCATAGATAACCGGAATGGGCATGTTAGAACCCACAAAATCAGTGTACTTTGGAACAAGTGCCAAGAAAGGGTTATTCTTATACACCATGTTTTGCATAAAACCTTTGGTGTAATACTGCTTCAGCGCTGGGGCGAAGCTTGTCAGATCTAGTGCCATTTTAAACTCCTAAATTAAGTATTGAATCTAAGCAGAGATGCGGCTTCTCTGAGACGCTCTTCTCTGGTCAACTCACGATCCATTCGCGGTGACGATTCTGTTTTATTTGTTAGTGTGACCCGCGGTTGTGTAGATTCTGCCTTTGCGGGAGCTTCTTCTGCCTTAGCTTCAATAAGAAATTTAGATGCAAATTTTGATTTGTACTTATTTGTACGGGTGAGGCGAGCTGCATCTTCCTCTACCTTTTTCTCAAGGTAACCTTCAACCAAGTCAGCCGCCTCTTTCAGTGAAAGAATGCGACCAGTCTGATCGTATTGCTCCTCGATGACATTATAGACTAAATCTTTTTGATCCAAAGATTTAATTAACTCATGGTCCGTTGACGTATCAATGAAAGCACCGATTTCAGCTTTAAATGCGTTTACGGCGTATTCCTCTTGAGCTTTTTGAGCTTGGATTTCTTTTTCTTCATTTATCTTTCGATACCCTCCGAGTTCATTTTTTAGCTCTTCGAGTTGTTGCTGCAGCGCAAGCAAGCGGTCATTTTCTTGATCGCCCGAAAGAGCCTGAGCTGTAAGATCCTCAAAGGAAATACCTTCAGACTTAAGATTTTTAAGAGGATTTTTTTTAAGGCCATCTTTCCAGGATTTGTAGCCTTCGTTCTCTCGTCGTAGTTGTTCGATTTCTTCTTTGAGCGCTTTTGCCGCTGCCTTTTCTTCCTGAAGCTTGCGCTCTTTTTTTGCGAGCCAGTTGAGTTTTTTAGTAAACTCGTCATCTTTCGGTAGCTCTTCTTTGACCTCTGGTTTTGCTGCTTCATTCGGTATTGCCTCTTGAACAGGTGTTTCCGTCGTAGTTTCTGGTTTAGTTTCGGTTGATTCTAGCGTTTGCGAAGTTTCGGACATTGCTTTCTCCTCTCAATTAAACGGTTGGCAGTGGCAGCATTTCACTTACTGGGGCAGCCTCCGGTACACCTAGGGGGGCTTGTTCAGGCATCGGTCCGGGCATAGGTGCTGGTGCTTGCATCGATTGAAGCAAGGCTGAGGCCTCCTCGATCCATCTGCGAAGTAACTCAAGTCTCTCTTCGGGAACCTTGTTTAGCTTGGCCCTCAGGTATGCGCTTTGACATTTGCCAATACCGTATTCCAGATTCTGAAGCGGCTCTGGAGCCTGATAGATTCCCTTTTTAACCATGTTATCGATTGTAGACATAATGTCCTCAACTGCTGCGTTAGCAAGGGACATAGTTGTTTCGAGATCTGGGAAGTCGAGCAGCTTAAGGCCATCTTCCCGTGAGATAAACCCAGCCTGTAGTAGCTCTTGCACATCGGCGAGTCGTCCAGCCGGTGTCTGCGATAGTGAAGAGGTTGGAAAGAGTCGCATGATATAGGAATCTTCTTCGAGATCGACTTCCTTCCAATCGATTTGCTCAATGCCTTTTCGATTAGGTACTTTGATTTTTAAAGATCCGTACTCATCCGCAATCTCTCTAGCCAAGTTAATCATTTGCCGAGAGGCCTCTAGGTACATGTTCTCGTAAGCTTGAGCCTTTAAAATAAAGCGCTCTGTTTCGAGATCGTTATAAACTCTTAGGGCTTTGCCAGAATCCAGACCCGCTGGCTTAAGAGCCTGGGCACTAAGCTGAGAGATTCCAGCGATTTCAAAAGCTCTCGAATATAAACGATCAAGCTGCGCGTAAAGATCTGGTGGAATAGCCTGAAGGAAATCATAAACAGGCTTAGTGCCTGAGAATTCCACAATGCCACCAATGTCGTTGTTTAAATGCGAGTAAACGACCTTCGCACCCTTTTCGACAAAAAGCTTAGGTACAGTGAGTCTAAGGATCTGCTGAATAGTTCTTAAAATGCGATTGATTTCAACCTGAATGCCAGTGAGCTCTTCGGCCAAGGATTGACCACGCGCCCCAAACAGTGGAGCCGACCACTGAAATTGTACGAAAGGGAAGTAGTCATACTTCCAGTCATCTTCGACAAGGATACCGTTAGGAATTACAATTGCGTGCTTTCCGAGAGCATTCTTTGAAGCAAGCTTCCAAGCTTCGATCACTTGAATTTGATCTGATAGACTTTGAGTCACTCCATAGCGCACTTCTGCATCTGGAGCGTTTAGAATCAGATTCTTTTTGGATGGAAACATATCAATGAGCACATCTCGGGGATAATACTTCAGCTGATACAGATTCGAGTATTTGCCATAGTAGGCTTCAATATCGTCAAAGAAGAGCTCTTGGTTGTGAACTCGCTCGATTTTGATGTCCCTCTCTTCTCGATAGATCTTTGCAAAACCACCGGTGTTAAAAATGCAACCATCTCGAAACACCATGGGCAAAACTTCGTAGATCTTTGTGAGATAGAACAAGCCGTCGTTATAAGCTGTTAGTTGCTCTGCAAGCTGCTGCTGTGCCCAGTCTCCACCAGAAGTCAAAAACATAGGCCGAGGTCGATTCTTACCAATTTTGTTCGTGATCGTATCCACACAGGACTTAATGACATTCAAAGTCAGGTTATTGCGCTGATAAGCATTTGCACTTGCGGGTGCATAATCCATTGCGGAAAGACCAAAGATGTCAGCGTTACCGTAAAGCTTCATGTGCTTAACGTTCTCTTCGGTTACATAATTTTGCTGCTTCTGAAGGAAGGTAACGATTGAGTTAACAGTTTCGGGAAGCTGATCTT